CCAGTCAGTAGATTTGGGCCATAAATATTTGTTTTGTCAAATACCTTCTTTTGTTATGGGGTATCCCCATTTTAACAGAGCAAAAGCACTACAGTATATAAAACGACAATTTGAAATAGGTGGATTTACAGTTCAGATTATAGGCGAATACGAATTATGTATTTCATGGAAACCGAAAAAAAAATCACGAAAAAATGAACAACATGAAGATCCAGAAGACACAGAGGATTTTCCCACTCTCGTAAACCTTAAAAAAGCAGCAAATAAATACAGGGGAAAATAAGTAATGCGTGAGACTTAAAGTTTAAATATGTAAATATACTACAAATATGAGTGATCCTTTAAATATACTCGTCGAGGCAAAACGTGAATACATAGGTCAATTATGTTTACTCATGTGTCCAGTTATGATTGAAACGTACGAAACCATGTACGAAGAAGCATACAAGCTTACAAAAGGTAGAAAGGTTCTTGTAATGTACCAAAAACTTTTAAAAGAAGTTCCAAATTGGAGTGATGCCATGTCTAAACAACATACTGATAATATAACAAACAGATGTGCATGGTTTAACGATCTATTAGCTGCAGTTTTTGTAAGTTGTGTTAAAATTTTATCCGCAGTTCGATTGAATAAGGATAATAAGAAAATTTCACTGAAACTTCCAACGAATGAAGTTTTTGTTCAAACGTGTTATAACAATGCAGCCAAAGATTTATACAGAGACCCATACATTTATCACGAAACGCAAAACGAACACGCTAGAAACGATAAATTATATGAGCGTTTTTGTGCGTGTATCGAAACAACTGTAAAAGAACTCATACCGGTACAACAGATTTTACAAACGTATATGTCTCAAACACAAGAGGGTCAGGATTTAGACCTCGATGAAGCTGAAGTTGGTGACTCTGAAGACCCTGACCTTATTGATGGTTACGAAGAGGAAACGTCAGAAGAGCCATTTGATGCAGAACCTCCAATGGGTCAATCTATGGAAGCTCCAATGGAAGAACAATCTACGGAAGCTCCAATGGAACAATCTATGGAACCTCCAATGGAACAGGTAATGCAACCAGAACAAAGCTCACCATTCGATAATGAATTTAAAACTATTAATACTAAACAACAACAACAACCATACCCACAGCAACCAGAAGAAGAAGGGGTTTTATTTCCGGACGCATCCGAAACCCGTGCAAAAAAAGTTGGGTACTATTAAATGGAGTTCGAAGACTATTTAAGAGACCCCGCGTGGGCCGGAATAATCGCCGGTTTTATAACCGCAGGATACATACACTTTAAAGCAAAGATCAACAACGAAGGTAAGCTTCCAGTAAGTGCATATACTAAACCAGCTGCACTGACCGCAATTTTAGTATTTTTTATTGTTACTAACGGACTAGGTAAGAAAGAGACCATATCAACGGAACCATTTTAATTTTCTGACTTAAAGATAATATACATATTTACAGTATAATATGACTTCCGTGACCGCATTCAATGATATGATGGGTCAATTTCTTGTGGAATTACACAAGACATTTCCAGAAGAAAAAGGCTTAAAAAAGTGTTTATCGGCTTTCGATTTAATGAAAGCTTCAAACCCACGTTTAGTTGTAGACGGGTTTATGCAGGGTGTTACCCCATATGCCGATAAGATTTCGTCCAAAGACGAATCATTTTTCATTGAAGAATCTAAGAATTTAGATTTCATGAAAGGTGTAAACCTCGAAAAACACTGGGGATCTGCTTCAGAGAATACAAAAAGTGCAATTTGGCAATATGTTCAGACGCTATATATGCTCGGTACAACCATTAGTTCTATCCCAGAAGACACACTTTCCATGATTGAGACAGTTGCAAAGCAATGTGCAGATAAAATGGGTGAAGATGGAAGTGAACTTGACGAAGCTGCATTGATGAAAACGATGCAGGGTATGTTGGGTGGTATGATGAAAAAATAAACTCACTATATATAAATGACATCTTGGTTTGAAGATCCAAAACAATTGGTTCGAGTAGACAGAGTTCACGAATTTTGGCCGTCAAAGACGCAATCTTCAGCAGACCGTGTTAACGCAACTGCTCGTTTTATTATTTATGCGACGTGTATAATATACCTCATACGACGTGATGCACGTATATTTGTTTTGGGAGCAACCGCACTCGGCGTTCTTTATATAATGGAAAAATCTAATATGGTGAAAGAAGGTGTTATACGACCAACAAACGTATACAATAATGTAGGTAAAGAGTGTTCCATGCCAACAAAAGATAATCCAATGGGAAATGTTCTTATATCGGATTATGCAGATAGACCAGACAGACCTCAATCGTGTCATTACCCAACCGTAAAAACCCCAGTAAACAATTTTCTTACAGGTGACATCAAATATGGTCCAGCCCGTTCGCGTTCAACTATGCCCGAATATCAAAGAAATGCATTATCGAGACAATTTGTAAGTATGCCAGATACATCCATTGGTGGTACACCATATTACGAATTTATCCATGGTAAAAGAGATAATACATGCCGTCAAGACCCAAGATTGTGTAACCCAGACGCGAGAGGTGTTCAACTTGAGGCGTTTTCAGGACTTGATCCAAACGGAGATAAGAGAAGTGGTATGCACAGAGGTTCTGGATTAGGACCTTAATTTTAAACAATTTAATAATAAAATAGTAGATACTCGATTTCCATAAACAAAATCTTTTGTAATAATAAATGGCGTATCAACTCCAACCAGGAATGAAAATGGTTCAAGATCACGCGGTTCCCGCCGTTTGTGCAACCGAAGAAGTTTTTGTATATCCTCAGCCCAGTACCCTTAACTATGGATCGGATAGACCAAACACTATGTTATATGGAACCTCGCCATACATGGCGGGTAAAGGTTCACCAGCAGAATTCATTGATTCATCTGACGAACTCAGACCACAAAGTACATCTCGTTTCAATAAAGTTTTAGCGAAGACTTACGAAAGAAACTTTCACCCACTCCAAAATGTCGAGTGTAAATTACCACTTAGAACACAATCCTATGAACCATCGAGTACCAGAGCTGAAATGCAAAATGGGTTGTTTCAGCAAAGATATCTCAATAAAAATCTCGCTAAGAAATAAGAATGGCTGATCCTATATCTATAATGGCTATAGCCGGCTTAGTTTATGCCGGTAGAAAATTGAGTCAACCAGACGAAAAATATACAGTAGAAGGTAATCCAATAGAGGAAGAAGAGGTAGTTTCTGATTTCTCTAATATGGAGGTTACTCAACAAACAAATTATTTAGGACCTTTATCACCATTAGTAGAACCATCGTATAATTCAAAACAAGAAATGGGGTCGTTTGGTCAAATTGCTCCACAACAACGATCTTCGGGGGGTGAAGTTTTGTCTATGAGAAATCGTATGTATGATGCGGGGCGAATGAATAATCTTTCACCAATTGAAAAACAACTCGTCGGACCAGGTTTGGGTGTTGGACCAGAAGTTCCCGCGTTTGGGGGTAATCAACAATTGTTTCGTGTTAACCCAGAGAATGTTGGTGCGTATCGCTTAACGACTTTACCCGGTAGGTCGGGCCCCGCATTTGATGCGAAAGGTGGTAGACGTGGTATTGTCGGTGAAGTTTCACATAATAGACCAGAAAAGACGGCGTTTTTACATGATCGTCTTCCTCCAGTTGCAGGTAGGGCACAGGGCATGACTGGTAGAACACCAAGAGCAGAACATGAACGTACAAAGAGAACAACAAATAGATCAGAAACGGGTTCGAGAACTGACACATTAAATTTTGCATCTGCAAAGAGAACGGTTTCTGCACTTACACGTGCTCAAGAGCCAACACGAAACAAAGCCGATGGTTCTATCGAACAGTATCAGTACAATAATCAACCAGCCCCAGGTATTAGTAGCTTTGTTGGTGGATACTTGAACACACCAGCGACTAAGATCGGTGAAAAGAGAACGTACGGTTCTGCATACACAGCCGAAGAACTTACAAAATATGGTTTCAGACCAGACGATCGCCGTGGTAAACCAAATAGAGCTGCGGGTCCAGGACGAATGAACGTTCGTGCCGATGCACTTAATCAAGGGGGTATGGTTACGAGTGTTCGTTCCGATACAACGAGAATTGATGGTCGAGTAAATGCTGCGAATGGCGCTTGGACACAACAATATAGAAACAACGATTACCATAAATTCAATGCTTATAAGGGACACGAAAATCCAAATGCTACTAATATGAGTTTGGATACAGCTAGAAGACAGCTTTCAAGTAACCCATTAGTTCATAGTCTTTCTTAAATAAATATAAATTGAGACATACACTCATTAAAATATTGTTCATATATTTTAATGAAGGTACATACCTTAGATATAGACAGTGGTGAACGAGACCCAGTTTTGTACCCAAACGTAGCTGATTATGTTGTACACCTAAAAAACCCGATTTACGATGTAAGTAAAATTTCACTTATATCAGCACGTATACATAATAGTCAGTTACTTATAAATGCTCATAACAATACGTTCACAATAAACAATACGTCGTCTAACTACGATATAACAATACCAAACGGAAACTATGATGGTGAAGATCTAGCTTCAAATGTTGTTGTAAATTCGGGTGGTAGGTTATCTGGATCTTCGTATGATAAAGATACAAATTCGATAACGTTTGAAGGTCCAAGTCAATTTAGTTTTGATTTCTATAACGGTACAAATGGGTATAAATCAGGTGTCAATGGTAAAACAACACCACATGATATATTAGGTACAAGTGCTTCTAACGTATTCTCTACATCTATCTCTCCTTATAAATTACATACTGGTAGCGTCAATTTACAGGGTCCCGATGCAATTATAGTTAAACTGAGTAGTGGTTCTGACGAATTTAACAAAACAGTATTTTCTGAAACACCTTTTTATACAGGGCGTATACTTCTGTGTGGGGATGTGATTAACTTTTCGGGTGTTGACGATACAGTTGAACATAATTTTGATTCTGGATCACAAAAAACGATATCAAGTTTACGTGTTCAGTTTTATTACAGTAGTAACAATCGGTTAATACCATATGAGTTTAGAGATGCGAATCATATACTTAAACTTGCGGTCACATGTTCTACTGATAAACTTGAGAATATTGCTAAAGTGGAACGAGACTTTTCTCTTCCACCACCTATGAGTATCCCCGAAATGGAGGATCCGCGTAGATGGGATGCGTTTATATCTATATTTATGGTAGTTGCAACCGGTTTATTTTTATTATTGGTTATGCGTAAGCCTAAACTTATCGAGTAACCGCGAAGATTGGTTGCGCTGGCTTTTGCACACGTGTAGAGACACGGGAGATACCGACGTAGACCAAGATAGACAAGAGCGTTGTGAACAAGGCAGTAAGAGTGTAGTTCATACCACCGTTCTTGTTAACCTTAACAACTTGGTTAACAGTCCACCTGACCAAGTCCATCCACGAGAGGGCGGCGGCAAAGGAGAAGCCGGCAACAACGGCGTTGAGGGATTGGGACTCGAGTTCACGAGCGACGAGCGTAACAGTTTCAGCAGCAGTAGACATTTTTATATATAGTATCCTGAGATTTTAATCGGGGAGTAAATCTTCTTCTATTAAAATTTTTTTATAGTGTTTTGGTTTCATATATCCTTTTAACATACCAACATTTATGCGTTCCATTCCTGTGTCGGATCCCGAATCTGTTTCTGTATCGGAATCACTTTCAGTATCAGAACTATCATCGTCATCATATAATTTAAAATGTTTAGACGTTCCTTCATATCCTTCAGGTTCCGATGTGTTCATTACTATCTATAGCATTTTTTAACATTAATTCTGACGGATTTTTTGGTTCCCACGCATCCCAATTATCGTACGCCATATTCATTTTGACAAACTTATATTCGCGTCCTGTGTACCGCGTAAAAGGAATTTCTTCATCTTCAAATTCAATGTCATCTTCTTCGTCTTCTTCATCGGAAGATTCTTCGTATATTTCCGGGAAATGTGTTCCCATTTTCTTACCAACTTCGTTCATGGCACAATATTTCATAGCGTATTCCAAATCTTCACCGAGTACCATATCTCTACCGGAAGCCTTGGCGTATTCAGCTGCGAGAACCATAGTTCTTTCGAGTACGGGTTGAATGATATTAATAGCAGAGTCCTGGACCTGCTCAATTAAGTTAGTGGTTGCGTCTTTTTCTTGTTGATTCATTATAAATTAAACAGTGTTTTAGCAATTCCGTTTTCTACACGGAGTATGTTATAACTTAGGCCTAAAACTCTAAGTTCTCTTTTAGCCAAGTTGTCTGGTAATATCTTGAGTTTTATATCTTGTTCTTTAATTAAACTAAAATTTCTTTGTCCTGTTGGATACCACCGTTCCGGTTCAAGTGCAAAACTATACGAATAATATCTTCTAAATAATTGTGTTCTTGAATGGTGTATACCACTCTGTATTGCGCGTAAGTTTATGACATTACCTGTAACTTTATCTAAAATAACGGAATCGTCTAATTGTATTTCAAGGTTTTGTAAGTGTTCATAATTTACGTATTCACCGTTATACAATTGGTAATTTGAATCATAATCAAAATTTGTAACAAAATGACCACCTGTTAGCTTTCTTAATCTCTGTACTATGAAAAAAAGTTCCTTTATAGGATTTTTAAATTTAAGTTTATGTTTAACATCAACTATAGAATTTACATTTGAATCCTGAGGTATTATAGATTTACTCTCTTGTATCTGTGTGATTATATAATCTATTTTTTTACTTAATAACATCTGTTTTTCTTCTTCATCTAGAGAAACCATTTCAGTTGTTAATTTTAAACTTTTTATAAGTCCTTTTGTTTGTACGAAATCACCTAAATAAAAAATTGAATTACTATTTGCAGGGTCGGTTGCGTCATACCCCCAAACACAATCTTTTAGATCTCTAAGTTTTATAACAATTTCTATTTCCTGACCTGTTATGGCACAAAGTGGTACAGCGAGTTCGGGATTATTATAAAAATAAAATGGTATATCAACAAAATATTTAGTATCAGAAGTTGCTAAACCTAGATACCCTGCAATTTGAACTGTAGATACCTGAGTACCTGAAAATTCTAAAGGTGGTTTACCAATAAGTTTCTCTAAATTATGTTGTTTTGTTTGTGTAACGTAATTATCAGAATATATAGCTAAGAAATCACTTGGTATACGCTGAATAACCTGACCACCTATCAGAATTTCAACATACTCAATCATGGCATGACCTATAGACTCAACGTATCCTATACCTTCGATACCACCTACCAAATTCTGTTGTATACTAGATAATTCAACTTTCATACTCACTGTCTTAAGAAGATCACCTTGGTTTTGTGGGATTGTACATCGAATAGTGTTTCCAAATTCTACTTCACCTTGAACGTCTAAATCAACAAAGAATGGTGCAAAATTGGTATGTTTTTGAAAATTCTTTATGAAATAGGTATACTCGGGGTCGTCTGTAAAAAAAGCGTCCTGTGGACCAGATGTTTCTAATTGAACACGACCAGCCATTACTAGTATAACTGACTAAAATTTTAAACCCCCAAGTCCGCTGCTTATACGTAAAACGTTATAGTTTACAGCGTATACGTAAACTTTGTGTTGGAAACTCGCGTCTGGTGAATCAAGCTCAATATCTATCAAATTATGTGCTATTCTACTCATATTGACTTGACCAGTAGGGTAATACGTTTCTGGTTTCAAAGAAAAACTATAGACACCAAAGTTATTACCCGTAACTCCCGTATAATACTTTAATGGTTGTTCGTAACTGAGCATTAAATTATCGGCGTCTATGATTGTGGTATTATTAAACTTCATTGTAACTTGTTTTATTGGTTCGTATTTGTATACATCATCACTTACAGCCAAAAAGAACATTTCCTTAACAGGATTTTTAAAGTTAAGCATACCAGATTTTTTAGATTCACCCGCTTTAAACTTGAATTGAGACATTTGGAGTTGGGTTATAACGTATTCTATTGGACGCGTAAGTAGGAAATTCTTTTCATCTTCTGTAATGAAAAAGAAATCTGTCACGAGAGAAACCTTATTAATAGAAGACAAAACACTCGACGGTGGATCAGATACACCACCACCTGTTCTCGTATATGATAATGTGACGTCTGTGAGTTTTTTAAACTTTATACGTACTTCGACGAGTTGTTTTGTTAAAGCGCATACGGGTATAGCTAAACTCGGGTTTCTAAAGAAATAAAAGGGTAATAATACACTATAATCCCAATCGTACGTCACGTCTATATAATTACCGTGTCCCGTTAAGAAGTAGAGTGTTTGATCAATATCATCTTTATTACTGTGTATTTGGTCATACATGTAAATATAATCACCCGTTATTCTCTCTATGGTTTGACCACCAATAATGAGATCAGCATGGTCTATTAATTGTGCACCTATAGATTCGCGGTACCGAAGCGTTTTGATGTTTATTTGACCACCCATACCATTGTGTGCAGCACAGTAATAGTATAAAGTTGATGGTGCACCCACTGGTACGACAAATGTAACAGTAGCTGTACTTGGATTCGTAACACCAGTTGTGTAATCGGAATAACTGGGTGAAGCCGTTGTGGAAAACCTAAACGGGTGTGATGGATGACTCGCATTGTTGAAGGTATACGTCGTACCTTCGTATAAAGTCAATGTTGCCTGTTGGACACCATCTATAAAGTATTTACCATCAGCAGCAGTCACCGTAAATGTTTTATCAGGTGTCGTTGGTTTAGGTAAAGTAAATTTAAGCATTGTACTTCGAATAAGATCGCCTTTGTTTTTTGGGATACGACATTCTACCGATACATCATAATCAATATCACCATCAAAAGGTGTTTCAATAGATTCAATTGAAAATTTAGTATGTCTTCTAAAATTCATCAAGAAATATGAAAACTCGGGTTCCCCAGTAAGCCATTGGTCCTGGATACCCGTGATAGCAAGGTTTAATCGACCAGCCATTCTTACTTTACGTGAGTAAAATTTTATGAAATAAAACGACACGATATTATAGATGAATCTTCAGTTGAGAAAATTTAAACCTGAAAACATGGCGGATGATAAAGTATGTGTTTTTATAGGTAAACGTAATACGGGTAAATCAACCCTTGTTACTGATATTCTGTACCATAAAAAACATTTACCAGCGGGTATAGTTTTATCAGCAACGGAAGAAGGTAATCATTATTATCAACAGTATATACCGGATTTATTCATATATGGTGATTACGACAGAGAAGCTATTGAACGTGTAATGGATAGACAAAAGAGATTAGTTGGTGCGGGTAAAAAAAATTGTGGAGCCTTTCTTCTTTTAGATGACTGTATGTATGATTCGAAGTTTATGAAAGATACATGTATTCGTCAATGCTTTATGAATGGTCGTCATTGGAAGATATTTTTCATGTTAACCATGCAGTACTGTATGGATCTACCACCTGCACTCAGGGCAAATATTGATTACATCTTCATTTTACGTGAAAATATTATTCAAAATAGGGAAAAACTGTTTAAAAACTTTTTTGGTATTTTTCCATCTTTTGAAATGTTTAATAAGGTTATGGATTCGTGTACAGAAAATTACGAATGTTTGGTATTGGATAATACTTCTAAAAGTAATAAAATAGAAGATTGTGTTTTTTGGTATAAAGCAACACTTCGTAAAAATTTCAGGGTTGGTGCACCAGAGTACTGGCAAACACATAAAAAGATGTTTAATCCGAAACATGGAAACATGAAAGTAAGAGATCCAAATTCAGTTAAAAAGAATACACCATTTAAAGTCACGAAAAGAAAATGATAAGATCAATTGTTAAACGAATGTATACACCTATAAAAAATGCCAACACTGTAGTGTATCCAGCTTATAATGAATTTAAACCAGATGATAGTGATGATGGGTACCGTGTTATAATTGATATATGTCATCATACAAAAACTGTTTATATAGATAATGATATGTGTGATTACGATAAATTAAACGATTTACCCAGAATCATAAAAACATTCGGGTGTTTATATCCAAACTATACTCTTCAGGACAATAATGCGTAATCATTTAAAACCAAAAAACTATGTACATATAAATGGCGACAGACGTTAGAACGATGAATCTTTCAGACAATGGCGACGGTATGGTATCTCTAAATAATAATCAAGGGACATCTTTCGTGCCGAATATCCCCCCCGAAAAAAATGTGAGTGAAAATAAACAGACGATGGACTCTACTTCAATTTCCGATATTATGGGTCAAGCCGAGGAACCACTCGAACCACCAATGATGGGCGCCGATCCAAGAATGACGCAAATGCATATGCAAGCTCCAATGATGATGGCGCAACAACAACAACCAGTAGGACAAAATACAAATGAAAAAAAATCCGAATCTAAAAATCCGTTCAACCTTACTGATGACCAGTTCGAAGCACTTATTGTAGCTGTATGTGCTGCGGCGGCAATTAGTAAGCCAGTTCAAGAAAAACTCGCAAACTTCGTCCCATCGTTTTTGAACGACCAGGGAAATCGAAGTGCAATCGGCTTAGCGTCGACCGGTATGGTCGCGGCGATTGCCTTTTACCTTGCGAGAAGATATGCTTAATATAAAGGGGCATTATAGTGTTTATACATTCTTTTTCCAAAAATAAAATAGGAAACGAGAAATCCGAACAGTAAACCAACTGCGCGAAGTCCTAAAACAGTACCAGTACTCTTCGTAGTTTTACCATAATCTCTAAAATCTTTTTCGAACCTTTTGTTTATTTGTGAAACACCCGCAACCATACCCATACCTAGTAAAGTTGAAACCATCAAAAATGGTGCATCTATAGCTAAACGCCCAAATATATCACCACCACGTGGTAACGCGGTAATGACTAATGGTGTAACGACCATGATTATAAACATGTTTAACCAATTATTGTTTAAAAGTAGGGGGGCACTCGAAGATGCGAGTAAAGTATTCAGTAATAAATACGCTTTCATTAAATCACCGAACGATTGCATTTTATTAATACCAAACATTATTTATCCTGGATGTGTTTACCACAAAATTCAGTTCTTTGTGGTATTTCCCGGTATATCCCTAAAGAAACGCATATCGTTCTGAGTTCATCAAATTTTTTCCAGAAGTCTTTACTATGTGAATACTCATCTACAGTACAGTGTGCGAGTTCGTGTATTAAAACATGGAATATTTCATTAGGTTCACCATCGATACACAAACCTATATCACTACCTTTACTCACATTATACCCTATAGACCCGTTCATACGCCTGTGTGCGGTAATTGGAATTTCTTTACATAACATTTTGAATTCTTCGTTATTTGTTTGCTTAAGGTGTTCCCTGAGTGTCCTGTATTTTTCACGAACTTCAGATAATCTCTCGGGTTCCTGTATATTCATGAGTATAATCACGTTTATGATAATGAGGAGTAAAGCTAATATCATCTTATCATAAACATACATAAAAATTGACGGTTCACCTCTTATACACAAACTTAAATTTACTATACAGATC